TTTTAGGTAGATTTTATTTACCAGCATTAACTAAATTTAGACCAGAAACAGAAAAAGATAGATTTGAAAGAATGGCAGAATATTACATGAGCCAATACAATATTGAATGGAGAATGATATTAGAAGATGGTGTAGAGTATGATGTAGATGCTGATGGAACTATTATCTCTAATGAAAGAGAACCATTACATGGGTTTAGAAGATTGACTAGATAATGGCTGTTCCTTTAATTCTTAAAAGAGTTGCTACAGGTTTAGGTATCAGAAAACTTATATCAAATGATTTAGAAAAATCAGAAGTACCACAAAGCCAAGTTAATAAAATAAAAAGAGGTTTAAGAAATTTTGCTAAAGGTATTGTTATTAAAACAGATACTAATTCTAAAGAAGTCATTAGAAAAATTGATTTATTTGAAAATAAACTAAAAAAAATTATAGACAAAGGTATTAAACAGGCTGGATTCCAATTAATAGATATAATTAGAACTAAAACAAAAAAAGGCATAGATTTTAGAGGTGTTACTTTTGCACCTTATTCAGAGGGCTATTTAAAAAAACTTAACAAAGAGGGTAAATCAACTAATGTAGATTTATTTTATACGGGTAAAATGTTAGGCAATTTAACTAGTAACAAAACAGGCAAATACAAAGTTTCAGTTGGCTTTTCAAGGGCAGAAGAAAGAAAAAAGGCATTATTTAATCAAGTTCTTGGTAATCCTAAAAGAGAATTTTTTGGCTTTAATAATACTACAGAAAAGATTATAAATAAACAGTTCAACAGATTTGTAGAAAAAGAATTAAGAAAAGCTAGAATATGAGTATAAGAGAAAACATAGCATCGAATTTATTAACAGTCATATCGGCAATATCAAGCCCAGATATTAAAAAGGCTACAAGACAACCATTTATATTAGACGAATTATCAGAACAACAATATCCAGCAGTCATATTGCAAACATCAGAAGAAAATAGAGATGATGCAGAACTTGGAAGTGGTGCTAGAACTAGAACAGGAACTATAGATTTTTTAATTTTAGGTTTTGTAAAAGGTGCAGAAGTAAATATAGACACTAAAAGAAACGAACTAATTACAGCTATTGAAACTGCAATAGAAACTGATATTACAAGAGATGGTAATGCACTTGATACAGAAGTAATTCAAGTAGAAACTGACGAGGGTAGTTTATTTCCTATTGGTGGAATTAGAATGACTATTAGATGTATGTATGAATATCAATCAGGGACACCATAATGGCTAAAGCAGATAAAGTAATTAATTCATTAGAAAATAAATTAGACGATATTGAAAAGTTAGTTGATGAAATATCTTTACTTTGTATGGACGCAAGAAAAAAAATAGATAATTATAACGAAGATGAAAATGACGAAGATATAGAGCAATTTCCAGAACTTGATGAGCTCAATAATCTTGACGAAGATGACGAAAAAGAATAAAAGGGAATATGGCTAAAGATATTAAATTATATAAAGATGGTTCCGAAATAATTATAAATGAATCTAACCTTGAACATTTTTTAACTTTAGGCTATAAGCAAGAACAACAAACTAAACAAACTAAATCTAACAAGGGTAAAAAGACATGGCAACACATCACGGAAAAGAAGGAGTTGTAACAGTAGGTGGAACAGCAATGGGAGAAGTTACTTCTTTCACGCTAGAAACTACAGGAGATGTAGTAGAAGATACAGCATTATCAGATGCAACAAAATCATTTGTAGCTGGCAGAACTTCATTTTCAGGTACTATTGAAATGCACTTTGACGAAACAGATGCTCAGCAAGAAACTTTAACTGCTGGTTCTTCTATCTCATTTGTTTTATTACCAGAGGGTAATGATTCAGGAGATGCAAGTTACACAGGAACAGGAATTGTTACTGGTATGAGTATTAATAACTCAATGGACGCAATCGTTACAAGAAGTGTTACTTTTCAAGGAACAGGTGCTTTAACAATAGGAACTGTATAATTCTAATTTATGTCAGTTATTGATATTGCGAAATCGCATTTTGAATCTTTAGGTGTTCAATCTATTGAAGTTCCTGAATGGAAAGATGAGCATGGCAATCCAACTATATTATATTGGAATCCTATAAACCTATCTGAAAAAAATACTTTATTTAAAAAATCAGATAATCTTAGTGATGTAAGCATTCTTGCAGATATTGTTGTTATGAAGTCTTTAGATAAAGATGGTAATAAAGTATTTAAACCAGAAGATAAATTAGCTTTAATGTATAAAGTAGATTCTGATGTTCTATCAAGAATATCAACTGCTATGGTAAAAGCCATCACTCCTGAAGAAGTAAAAAAAAACTAAAAAATTTCATAGAATTAAAAAATTTACTTATTGTCGCTGATAGGTTAAAAATAACTTTATCTGAACTTTTGAAAATGGAAGTTTGGGAGTATAATCATTGGTTAGGGTTTATGCTATTAGAACAAGAACAACATGAAACTGAAATGAGAAAAGCAAAACATAGATAATGGCAAATTTAAAAATTAATATATTAGCACAAGATAAAACCAAAGGTGCATTAAGATCTGTTAAAGGTGGACTTTCTTCTATTAAAAATGCTGTATTCAGTTTAAAAGGTGCTTTTGTTGGCTTAGGAAGTGCAGTTGCTCTAAGAGGTATATCAAATGTAGCCTCTAACTTTGAAGATTTAAGAGATTCACTTTCTTCTGTTACAGGAGGTGTTAGACAAGGTGCTAAAGCATTTGATTTTGTAAATGACTTTGCTTTAAAATCTCAATTTTCAGTAGAACAATTAACAACTTCATTCATTACTTTAAAAGCTTCTGGTGTAGAACCAACAGAAAAACTTTTAAGAGTTTTTACAGATACAGCTGCAGTTACAACTGATCAAATTGGAACACTTGACGCTATGACAAGAGTATTTTCAAGAGGTGTTCAAGGTGGACTAGGTTTAGAAGAGCTTAACCAAATCGCAGATAGAGGTGTCCCTGTATTTAAAATACTAGAAGAACAATTAGGTATTACTAGATTAGAAATTGCAAAATTTGGTCAAACAACAGAGGGTGCTAGAAAAATATTAAATGCATTAGAAGTTGGTTTTAATAAAGCATTTGCTGGTGCTACTGAAGAAAAATTAGATAACTTATCAACTTCATCTTCTAATTTAGGTATTGCTTTTAGAGGTACACTAGATGACATAGGTAAAGCTGGTTTTACAGGGGCATTAACTGATATGAATAATACTCTTGCAGAAACTTTAAAAGCTTTAGAGCCTGTAACAAAAACTCTTGGAAAAGTATTAGGTTCAATTGTGGAAAAATTAACAAAAGCTTTAGATAGTTTAAATACAGCAATACAAGTTTCTTATGATTTATATGTACAGCTTAGAGAATTATTAGGAGTTCCGCTTCCTAAAGCTCCTGTAATTGATATTGATAAAGGTAATCTTGAAGGTGCTACTGAAGAAATTATAAAACAAAAAAATTTACTTCAAAAGATAGGAGAGGTTTTAAAAACAGAGGTTAATAAAAGAGTAGAAACTTTAAAAACGGAATTTAATAATGTACATAAAACTATCGCAGAGGGTATAGTTATAGGCATAGGTCAAATTTCAAGAAGTATTGCAGAAACAATTATATTAGGAAAAGATTTTGGTGAATCATTAAAAAAAATTGCTCAAAGTATCGTGATAAATATTATAGCTAAGACAATAGAATATATAGCTTTACTAGGAATACAAAAAATTTTAGGTATTGAATTAGAAAATCAAGATAAGAAACAACTTATTGCTATGAAAAAGAAAACAGCAGAATTAAAAAAACAAGTAGGATTTTCTCTTATATTGGCAACATTAGGTTTCTTTACAGGTGGTTCATTTTTAAGTACAAGTGGTGGCTCAATGAAAAGAGCATCAGGTGGTTCTGTACAAAAAGGACAACCATATATGGTAGGAGAACAAGGTGCAGAATTATTTATTCCAAATCAATCAGGACAAATTACACAATCAGCTAGAGGTACAGGTGGTGGAGAAACAAATGTTAATTTTACAATTAACGCAACAGATGTTAGAGGTGTAAAAGAATTATTAATTGATAACAGAGCAACTATCGTTAATGTAATTAATTCTGCATTAAATGAAAAAGGTAAAGAGGCATTAGTATAATATGAGTGGACAAT